TACCTGCGCTACCGGGCCCGGCCGGGCGCCCCGATGCCGGCATTGGGGGGTGACGAGCCGTGAACTTTTTCAAGCTCTACATCGGCGATTACCAGCGCGACACGGGCCACCTGTCCGTGATGGAGCACGGCGCCTACCTGCTGATGCTGCAGCACTACTACGCCACCGAGCGGCCCCTGCCGCTGCCCCCGGCGCTCTACCGCCTGCTGCGCGCCCAGGACCGCGCGGAGCGCGACGCCGTGGATGCCGTTGCGGCCCAGTTCTGGACTCAAACCCCGGACGGACTGGTCAACGAGCGCGCCGACGCCGAGATCGCGAAAGCAGCCGATCAAGCCAAGACCAACGCACGGATCGCCCGCGATCGAACCACGAATCGTGCAACGAATCGTGCAACGAACCGTGAACGAACCGTGAACGAACCGTCGACGAATCGACAACCTAACCAGACACCAGACACCAGACACCAGACTGAAGAGAAAACACACGCTAAGGGAGACCTTAGCGACACCAAGAGCGAGCCCGTGGGTTTTGAGCCCGCAGGGCTTGCCTTGGACCCCGGGGAGCACCCGCCAGACCCGCCGCCAAGTCCGCCGACCATGGCGGCAGCCGTGTGCGTGGCCATGCGATCGCAGGGGATCGGATCGACGAACCCGGGCCACCCGAAGCTGATCGCGCTGCTCGATGCCGGAGCGCAGATCGACGCCTTCGTCGGGGCTGCGCGAGAGGCCCGCGATCGAGGCAAGGGCTTTGCCTACGCGCTGGGCATCGTCGGCGGCCAGCTCGCACAGGCCGAGGCCAGCGTGGCTGCTGCAGCCGCTGCGGCGACTCGCGCCCCCCAACGCAACGGCCTGAGCGCCGCTGAGCGCGCCGCCGAGGCTGTTGCCCGCCTCACCGGCCGGCGCGACGGCCAACGACCCATGAGGACCATCGATGCAAACGACCTGGGCTGATCGCCTGTTCGGCCGGCTGGCCGCGATCTACGGCGCGCCAAAGCTCGCGTCCATGTGGCCTGAAGGCGACCTCGAGGTGCGCCAGGCGTGGGAGGAGCAACTGCGCCGCTTCACGCCCGACGTGCTGCGCCAGACGCTGCAGGCCATGGTCGATTCGGGTCGGGAGTGGCCGCCGACCCTGCCCGAGTTCGTGGCCGCGGCGCGCGGGTTTTCGAGGCCGGAGCATGCGCCGATCTCGCTGCCCGCGCCCTCGGCCACGGAGCTGGCCGCTGCCGCGCAGCAGATCCAGGCCATCGCTGGCGCGGTGACCCGCCAGCCCGGGTGGGACTACCTCGACTGGGCCAAACGGCCACGCTCGATGCACGCATGGCTGCTTGCGCAGCGCGGCGCCGAAAGCGACCCACGCCTGCGCGACATCGTGCGCCACCACATTGCCACGCAGGGGCGCGATTGCCTGTGCGACGACGCGCGCAAGGCTGTCCTCGCGGCAGGCGCCGCCCAGCCGGAGGTCGCGTGACGTGCGACGCATGCCTGGCTCGCGACGCCAGCCCGGTGTCGGGCCGCTACCGCCTGCAGTGCCTGCCCTGCTGCGTGCGCCTGCTGCTGTCGACGCACCCGTCGCGCGTACAGGCCACGGGCATGCTCGCAGCGATCGAGCGGTTCCCGCAGTCCCCTCCAAGGGCCGACATCCTCGACGGCGTGCGCCTGGCCCTGCAGGAGCGCGCATGACCCCCAAGCCGCGCAAGTACCGCAACGAGCCGACCGTGCTCGACGGCCAGCGCTTCGACTCCCGCCGCGAACTCAACCGCTGGCTGGAGCTGCGCCTGCTCGAGCGCGCAGGCGAGATCCGCGAGCTGCAGCGCCAGGTCGCCTACGAGCTGGTGCCCGCGCAGCGCGACTGGCATGGCCAGCACGTCCGCGCCGTGCGCTACGTCGCCGACTTCGTGTACCGCACCGCCACCGGCGTCCTGATCGTCGAGGACGCCAAGGGCATCCGCACCCCCGAATACCGCCTGAAGGCCAAGCTGATGCTGTGGCGTCACGGCATCACCGTCATCGAGAGCTGAGGAGAGCCAGATGCTGCCGAGCCCCGAAACCATGGACCGGGTCGTGGGATGGTCCTGCGCCGCCGCCGCCGTTGTCGCAGGCTGGATCCTGCTGGCCGAATCGATGGGATGGATTGCGCGATGACCCCGTTCTCGCACTGCCGCACCGACTACGCTTGCGCCCTCGAGGCGCCCCGATCCACCGGCATGCGCGCCTGGGCGTGGCGCACGCTGCGCTGGCTGCTGAGGGCCGCGCGATGAGCGCGCCGAATCCGTTTGCCCCGGTCGATGCAGCGCTCAGCGCCCACGCACGGCTGTCCTCGCTGCCCACGCGCCGGCTCAACCCGCTGGGCATGGACCGAGTCGCCATGGAGCAGGCCGGGATCCGATTCCGGCCCACCGAGACGCCTGTCCTGCGCGAGCGCGTCATGCAGGCCGCCATCTCGCTTGGCGGCGTCGCGACCATCAACGCGCTGGCGCAGGCCACCGGCATGGAGCGCCATGCGGTCAAGCACGCGGTCGAGGGCATGATCGAGCGCGGCCTGATGGCGCGAGGCGAGAAGATCGCACGCGACGACGGGCACGGCGGCGTGCAGATGCTGTTTCGGGTCGCCGCCGCGAGCCCGTGGGATGTCTGAGACGTGGGTCGGCCGAGCAAGCTGTCGCCGGACCAGTGGCGAGAGGTCGAGCGCCGGGTGGCCGCTGGCGAGGTCATCCGAGCCCTGGCGCGCGAGTTCGGCGTGTCCGAGGCTGCGATCCGGCAGCGCGGGATATCTGCGCGAACTTCGCAAGTGCGAAGTGTGGCCGAGCAACTTGCCGCTGCGCAGACCGAGCTTGCCAAGCTTCCGGTGCCGCAGCAGCACCTGGCCATCCAGCTCGCGGACGAACTGCGCGAGATCAGCCAGCACCTGGCCGCCGCAGCGCGCTACGGCAGCGCCACCGCGCACCGGCTGGCAGCCGTGGCGAATGCCCAGGTGCAGCAGCTCGATGACGTGGAGCCGATGACCGAGGCGTCGTTCGTGGCGCTCAAGGGCGTGGCGGCGCTCACTCGCATGGCCAACGACGCCGCCCAGGTCGGCCTCAACCTGCTCAAGGCCAACGAGGACGCCATCAAGGAGCACAACGATCGGGCCAGGCAGCAGGCCAAGCGGGTGACCCGCATCGAGATCGTGCCGATGCAGCCGGAGTAGGCGCCGCGCTCGGTGGCAAGCATGGCAGGTTGCCCGGCCATGCCAGAGGTCACCGCCCAGATTCACCTGCCGCCCAAGCTGGTGTCGGTCTTCACCGGCGAGGCTGACGTGCGCGGCGCCTACGGCGGGCGCGGCAGCGGCAAGACCCGATCGTTCGCCAAGATGACGGCGGTACGGGCCTACGCCTTCGCCGAGGCTGGCATCAGCGGGCAGATCCTGTGCGCACGCAAGTTCCAGAACAGCCTGGCCGACTCGAGTCTCGAGGAGATCAAGCGCGCGATCGAAGACGAGCCGTGGCTGCGCGACGCCTTCGAGGTTGGCGAGACCTATGTGCGCACTCTGGACGGCCGAGTCGAGTACACCTTCGCCGGCCTCGAGCGCAACATCGACAGCATCAAGTCCAAGGGCCGCGTGCTGCTGGCCTGGGTGGACGAGGCCGAGGGCGTCAGCGACGAGGCGTGGAACATTCTCGGCCCGACGCTGCGCGAGGAGGGCGATGGATGGTCCGCCGAGCTGTGGGTGACGTGGAACCCCAAGCGAAAGGGGTCGGCCACCGACAGGCGGTTTCGGCAGACCAAGAGCTCGCGCATCAAGGTCGCGGAGATCAACTGGCGCGACAACCCGCGATTCCCGCGCGTGCTGGAGCGCCAGCGCCAGGACGACCTGCGCGAGCGGCCTGACACCTACGATCACGTCTGGGAGGGCGCCTACGCCACCGTCGTGGCCGGCGCCTACTTCGCCAAGCACCTGACCGTAGCGCGCGCCGCCGGGCGCGTCTGCCGCGTGGCGCCAGACCCGCTGCTGACGCTGCGGGCCTTCACCGACATCGGTGGCACTGGCAAGCGGGCCGACAGCTTTGTGTGGTGGGTAGCCCAGTTCATCGGGCGCGAGGTCCGGGTGCTCGACCACTACGAGGCCGTGGGCCAGCCGTTGGAGTCGCACCTGCTTTGGGCCCGCAACCGCGGGTACAGCCCGGACCGGATGCAGGTCTGGCTGCCGCATGACGGGGTGACCCACGACAAGGTGTTCGACGTGAGCTACGAGTCGGCGCTTGACCGCGCCGGCTACACCGTCACCGTGGTGCCCAACCAGGGCACGGGCGCTGCGATCGCGCGCATCGAGGCGTTGCGCCGGCTTTTCCCGTCGATCTGGTGGGATGCCGAGCGCTGTTCGGCCGGACTGGACGCACTCGGCCACTACCACGAGAAGCGCGACGAAGCGCGCGACGTGGGACTGGGGCCCGAGCATGACTGGTCGTCTCATTCGGCCGATGCCGCTGGCCTGATGGCGATCGTGGCCGAGGACCACATGCGAGGCGGATCTGCCCAGGCTGCCGCAGCCGCCCAGTTATCGCGCCGCCGCCGCAGCGGGATGGCCGCGTAGCGCGCGTGCCAAGGATGGCAAGGTGCCCGCGTCTCAGCATGCGGGCTGCTCATGGGTGCCACTCTCGACTTGCGCAAGGCGCACCTGTCTCGCCAGCACGGCGACCTCACGGCGATTTACACCTGGATCAACGACGAGCGCGCCATGGTGCTGCTGCCGACCTACCGGACGGGCGCGCCCTGGTACGTCGTCTGTGAGTCGGCTGCGTACAAGTACGACGACCCGTCCTATCTGGCCCGCCAGTGCGTCACGGCCTGTGACGTGCTCGGCATCGAGCCATCGACGCCCAACTGGTCGCGCGTGGCTTCGATCATCCACGAGGGCCTTCCCGAGCTGATTCGGATGCCGTCGGCGCCGCTGCCCGAGTACCTGCGCGGCAGTTTCGGGCACATGGAGCTGCGCGCCGATGGCCAGGTGATCGCCGGCGAGGACATTCGC